TATGCTCTGACATAAATCCTTTTGTAAAACTAGGATTACCTTTTTCTGTTTTGTCATATTTAATTTTTAACGTATCAAATACTTTTTGTATGGAAGCTGCGGCCCATAAATCTAAATCAATATTAGTTTGCTTTTTTATTTCGTGTAAAACTTCTTCTTCTTTATTTTTAAATTCTTTTTGTAATCTTGCTGCGCCTTCAATATCAAAACGTACACCTTTAAATTTCATGTCTACTAAACAAGGAAATAAATCTGTTTCTTTATCTGCTATATCCTCAACTCTTTCTTGCTCTACCCAAAACCTCATTGACTTCCATAATTGTAAAGTAACCTCAGCATCACGTTCTGCATATTTTCCAACAAACATAGGAGGCATCTTGTACATCTCAGCTTTTGGATCTATGCCCCAACTATCTGCTGCTTCTTTTAATATTTTTTCGTCTTTAGCTTTACCTATGTATGTGCCGGCTACAGTTTGTAAACTGTAACTGTACCTATTCTCATCAACTAAAGAGGCAAGAATCATTGTGTCCTCTATCTTACCTTTTAATTCTATGCCGTATGCTCTTAGCCACGACACGTCGTACATTGCGTTATGAAAAACTTTTGTAGCATTAGTATCAGCTACATTTTTTTTAAACCATTTCCATACTAATTTAGAATCTAAGTTTGATCCTGTGCCTTGTTCATGTGCAATGGGGTAGTATGCTTTCCAACCATCTATCGCTACTGCTATTCCTATTATCTGGCCATCCATCCTAGCTGCTCCAGAACCCATAGTTCTTAGGTTTGGATCTTTTGTTTCTAAGTCAACAGCTACAACAGATGCGTGCCGTATGTCTTTAAAAGGCTGTTGGTTCCAATTTGTGTCTGGGGTAAAAAGAGTAGTATACTTACCCATAATCTCGCTCAATTATCATATCAATAAAATGTTTTGCTTTCTCGAGGCTCTCTCTTCCTCCCTTATCTTGGTGTCTCACAATATACTTTATAGCAGACCCTTCAGCAAATAACAATTTGTTTTTATTGATAAATTCGCTAGGCTGTATCTTATATTTCTTATAATGATTACCCCCCACTTGTGTGTTGTATGCTGTTTTTTTCATTACGTCTCCTCCATTCTGTTAATTCAATTTCTCTATTAGCTAATGTAATTAAGGGATAACTTTTACTTTTTATTCGTGGATGCAGTATCACTAAATTTTGTATAGCTCTTGTAACACCAACATACATTTTTCTATGTAACTCATTTTTTTCTTGCTCTGTTTTTTCGTGACCCGAAATGTCGGAATACAAAATTACGTTGTAAGCTTCTGATCCTTTAATAGAATTAATTGTTGATAGTCTAACTAATGGAGGAGAATCATATGCTTTCCCTGCATCTTCTAAACCTTTAAAATAAATTAAGTCTGATTCTTTCACCTTTTTTCTAAACACTTCGTACCATTTTCCATCCACCAACAGACCATAAGACTTCATACAATCTTGTAAAGTATATTCTTCTAAATCTTGTGGGGCTTTCTTACCCTTTTTAAACCCCCACTCAACCCCGGTCCCCGTTTCAAGATACCCGTACAATGTTTTTATTTGCTCTCCTTTTAGTTTTTCTCCCTCTTTCCATTTGTTCCAAAGTTTTATAGCTTTTATCAAACTGGTCTTGCTACTGCCTTCGTCTTCATAATAATACTTAATTTTTAAATCCTTTAGAACCTGCTCCGCCGCCCTTAGATGCTCATGTATACAACATAAAATTAATAAACGATGATCGTTAGCAACACTCTGCTTTATTATACCTTTGCACTGTTTTATATCCGACCTCTTAAAAATAGCTCCACATTCTTTTTTTGGTTCGTATAATTTAGGGAGCCTCGCTGTGTCTTTCTTTATTATTTTTTCTGCCAAACTATGTATTAAAGCCGGTACTCTCTGAGATTCTTGCAACTGTATATTCTCAAATTTCGGGTTGTCATAAAAAGATCTAAATGTAGCCACATCTGATCCTGCCCAAACAAAAATAGCTTGATCGTCATCCCCTGCAACAATAGTTCTTTTAGCCCTATCCTCTAGTTTTCTTATACACTTCCACTGCAGCTTGCTACAATCTTGAGCTTCATCTACAATTAATAAATCAAAACTTGGGATCCTATTATCTGGTAATTTAGAAAATTCTAAAAGCATATCGTCAAAATCATGTAGCCCCCTGTCTTTTTTAAATTTTTTTAGTTGTTCTTCTAAAGAAAACAGTGTGTTTATTCTTATGTGTGCTTTCTCTTCTGCTTTCAAATTGTCATATTGTTCTTGCAAAGATATCATTCTATTGTTGGCTAATTGTATTTGTTTTAAATATAAATTGTCTGTTGTAAGTTTACCTTTTGAATAATCAATTTTTACTTTCCAAGATAAATTTTTTGTTTGCCAATTAACTGGCACTATCTTTCCAAATTCTTTGTAATCAGATTCACCCATTACTGAGTCTTTAAGATCTGGTAGATTTCTTAAACACATAGAATGTAGTGTTCTAAAATTATCAAATTCTTTTTCTTCATATCTATTTTCAAAATCATCGTTTATTCTTTTAAAAGCTTCTCCGGCTGCTATTCTGGTAAAAGAAAGATAAGCTATGTTTATTGGCTTAGTGTCTTTTTCAGTTATTTCTCTCTTAACCTGCTCTAGACACTCGTAAGTTTTACCTGTCCCTGGAGGACCAAGAAAAAATATATTAGAACGGAGAGTTATCATAGTCTACCTCAGATGTTTTATATTCTGCTTTCTCAATCGGCTTTGTAATTATAACATTTATGTTTCTTCCTCTTACCATTCTTCTTGTTTCTTTTTTGAATAAAGGTTTAAGCTGCACAAACAAAGAAGATGTTTCTGCATGAGAAAATCTCCATCCATTTCTAGTTATATAATCTAAAAAATCTTCTGCTCTAATTACTGTTTCTATTGCCTCGCCATCTTTGTCTTTCTTTGTATAACATACGCCTTGGCCTATATCGTCTATGTGCTTACCAGTATCAAACTCAGTAATGAAATCTATTAAATATCTTTGTAGTCTGTAAGAAGGTGTAAAAGATTCTATTCCTTTTACCTCTTGTATTGCCCCTTCTTCTGATAGAGGAGCTACCACTAGTGATAGCCACTCTTCTCTTTTAGGCATTCTTGGTATGACTTTATTTATTTGATTGTATACAGCGTCAGCAAACATCGCTGGTTTTAACCATTGTTCGGCAGTCAATTTAACCTGCCTGCCTTCCACTGTTACTAAATATGAAACAGGATCTGTACAAATTTTTATTAGATTAGTTATCTCAGGCAACTGGTATTTGTTACCCCCAACGCCGTACTTACAGAACTGGCACATACTCGCTTGGCATACAGCTTCTATTGGTTGTTGTTTACATTTATATTTAAAATCTTTTTTCTCTACTGATTTAATTGTTGCTTGCTCCTCCGTGTATCCTAAAGGAGGATCAAAATACTTTGTGTTGTACTCAGCCACCTTTCTTTGCCATTCCCCTTCAGAAAATGCTTTCTTTGCGTACACTCCTATGTTGTACAAAGCTTCGTTTCTGCTGCCGGTTGTAAACCCTTGTTTAGCTAAAGTGTTTAAGCAAGGAGGACCATCAGGAAAAGCTTCTTCTTTTTTTATCTGCTTTTGTTTTTCTACACTAACTTTTAAATTACTAATTTGTTCTTCTGTCTGTATCATTTTGCGATACACAAAACCTAGATCGTATATTTCTACAGCGTCTCCTTCTTCGTCATGCGCATAACGAACTGTGTTCTCTCCATCTAAATAAGGTATGTTTAAAAAACTACCATACTCTTCTACTTCATCCTGCTTAGGAAATATTTCACTACCTTGATAACCAAGAGCCTTAGATATCATCTTTAATTTAGTCCTCATCATTCTTGCAGGTATCCATTCACTAGCAAATAAAAATATATGAGCACCACCAGACTTAGATCTAAACACAACCAAAGGCAGTTTTAATTTTTTTATATCCTGTATTATTTTTTTGTGATCAAAATTATATTCGTCAATATCTATGCACCCCCATTTACAATCATTAGTTCCTGGTCTTATAGGAACCAATCCTAATGCTGGTAGCTTGCCTTGTATGTGATGTAAAAAATGTTTTGTAGTTATGTTCTCTTTGTACATAGAGACTTTGACTTCTTCTTTGCCATCATCTCTGTGTGCCCCTGTAGGAGTAGTTTCCCCTCGCACGTCAAAACGACTAGTGAATATTTGCTGCAATCCCAATGCAAGTTCTATACCCCCAAACTTAATCATTTTTTAGCCTTTGGCCTGCCTACAGAATTACCAGATGGCACATAACCATTTGGCTTACACCTGTCGTTGCAATATATTTTACCTCGTTGCCATTTACTTATCTCGAACTTTGTCTGGCACGTCGGACATATCTTGTTCATTTAATTTCTTTAACCTTTCTTCTTTTTGTCTCTTAGATTCTTTCAAACTCATATCCCACAACTCGTCTTGTTCTAGCCAATACTCGTCAAACGTCAGTGACGCGTAAGGGGGGATATGCTTACGCGTCACTCCCATGATTAAAACGGAACGTCTTCTGTTGAAGGCGCGGGTTCGTTTGTCTCATGTTTCACTTCAACATTTCTCATTGATGAAGCGAATGCTTTTGCAGCCCCATACAGATTTTCATCTTGTACTGGACCAATCATAGACACATTCCAACCAAACCAAGTTCCCTTGTCGTTTGATTGTTGTACTGTGCTAAGATTATACACGTGACTATAAGAAGCCGGTGTGAATAAACCATTCTTGCCTTTCAGCTTAATGGTATTCATCATCGAGTTCCATGATCTGCTGACCTTTAGCTGTGTTGATTTCATTGTAATCAACGCTTGCTGCAGATCTTCCGTCATAACAAAGTATGACGCAGTGTTTTCAAGATAGTTACCGTTTGACAATCTATCCTTATAGTCAGCGCCTCTAGTGGCTTGCTTAATAATACCACTATCGACCGAATGGATTGCAACGGGAGCACCAGTGCCCTCGCCACGATCCTGCCATTCAACATACTCCCGCTTGTAAAA